GTATGATATACTAATGGGGTTAATAATTGGATGCACGACACTCGTTATTGCGAACCGAGAATAACTAATCGCAAGAGAGTCATTAAGGCTCTTATGGAAAAGCTGGACAAAAGGGTTGACCGCTCCCTCCAGCCGTTTGATAAGAGTCGTAGTGATGAAAGGTTGTTGATGCTAAGCACAGGCAATGAAAGACTTAGTGGAACAATGCAGTGTATCCCTCATAGTTAGCCCTTGCTCTACTGCTATCAAGAGCAAAAGCGGGGCCATACATATATGATTAGGGAAAGCAAGCGGTTGCAGATGAAGGCTACGGCACTCATCAAGAAGTCGATGGGGAAGAAGAAGTATCGAAAGATGTTCCCGCGCCAGTTCGTTGCTGGGAGAGGTCTTGTTGACATCTCTTCTGTTTTATGATATAATATGTGTCAGATGCTCTTTCTCCTTGCTCTCCTCCCGAAGTAAGGGGCGAGAGCGTCTTATACTCTCGTGGCACTTATCCTGCGTATGCGGGATGGTGCTAGAGATTTACTAACGACGGTTCATTGCCCCGTCGTTGGTATATCTGTGGCACTGAAAGAAGAGAAGAAGGCTCTGCTCGTTAAGGCGTTGATAGACCATACGCCATATGAAGCAGGCTTAATGTTCGAGTTAGACAAGCAGTACAAGAATAGTGCTACTGTTACTGCTGCAGTACACCGGATATGGAATCAGGTCAAGAACAATCCTGACAAGTACTTGGTGTCGAATGATTTGATTGAAGCTGTTGAGACGAAGCTGAAGAACAATCGGAAGTCAATGATTGGTGGAGACAGGAAGACTCTTCGAGAACTCAAGGACGAGAAGCTCAACATGCCGATTGAGAAGTTGGCTATTGACAACAGAGCAAAGGCAGCGACTGCACTAGGTCTACGCTTAGATGAGATTCTCTTTTCGAAGAAGCACAGAGACAAGGTCTCCATCGGAGACTTAGCAAAGGTCTACGGCATCACCTTCGACAAGGGACAAATCGTTGAGGGCAAAGCAACTGACCACGTATCACTGATGGCGAAGGTATCGAAGGAGATGTCTCCTGCTGAAGCAATCGATGTGATTTTAAAAATGAGAGAGTATAATCAAGCAGTAAGTGAGCAAGTAAAGAAATGAATATATTTAAATTGGCATCCGGGCTCCTGCTCGTTATCTCTGTAGCAACAAGCATGTTCGCTGCTGGGAGTATCGGAAAGCTCGGACTAGAGGCTGTACTCGGAGTTGACAACTGTTCGTATACACGGTATCCATCTGAACCAAAGGTGGAGTCAGTGGATTACACGAAGCAGTGCGAGAGTGAGACGACGAACAACAACAAGAGACAGGTTGCTGATGGTATTGCAATGCTCGTCATTGCTCTACCTCTAGCAGTATTGTTTTACCGAAGAACAAAAGAATAATGAACCAAGAACTGGAATTAGTTACAGCGGGGCAAGGCCCCTTAAGCCTAGAGGCTGATGATGTAGCTCTTTCCACTGAGGTCTCGTTAGACGCTAAGGCAGCTCGACAAGAAGCTGAACGGCGCAAGGCGAAGTGGGAGGCTTACGTTGCATCACCAGCATATCAAGACAAGTTGATTACGCGCATCCGTGTAAACGATGCGTGTTATCGTTACCCTGAAGCAAGAAAGAAAATATATGATGCATTGAACAAGCAGGACTCTATCGACGAGATTGTCGAAGCTATCTGTACGTTCATTGAGATGTTCGGATTCACGTTCGACCCACGCCCACAAGCATACCCACACGACCTACCATTCATCATGTTCGAGTACCAGAAGGAGACTGTCCGCTGGTTGGTAGAGAAGATTGAACATGGAGAGGACGGACTGATTGAGAAGTCTCGCGACATGGGTGTGTCATGGACTGTCTTCGTCTACGTACCACTCTGGTACTGGATGTTCCGTGTCGGTACCAACATCCTCGTTGGTTCGTATAAGGAAGCACTCGTTGACAACAGGAGCAAGGACTCACTGTTCGGTATGATTGATTATGCAATCACGTCACTGCCGAAGTGGGTTCTTCCTCGTGGATTCAACAAGGAAAAGCACCGCAATCAGATGAAGCTCATCAACCCGGCGAACTGGAATCAGATTACAGGAGACACCATGAACCCAGACTTCGGTCGCGGTTCTCGTAAGACCGTCGTGTTGTTCGACGAGCTCGGCTCGTGGGACTACGCCAAGGATGCATGGGAAGCAGCTGGTGACTCCACTACCTGCCGCATAGCGAACTCAACTCCGAAGGGCTACAACTACTACGCCATGCTCAGAGAGTCTGGCATTGACGTCCTCACACTCCACTGGACTAAGCATCCACTGAAGGACCAGGACTGGTACGACTACGAGAAGAAGCGTCGCTCACCAGAAGAAATCGCACAGGAACTCGACATCAGTTACAACAAGTCACAGACAGGACGAGTCTACGCTGAGTGGGGGGAACCATACACAGAGCTTGGAAACTTCCCGTACAAGCAGGACTGGCCGCTCTATGTCTTCTGGGACTTTGGCAAGACGGACGACACCGCAATCATCTGGGCACAGAAGAACCAGGAGAACGGCAAGCTGCGTATTGTTGATGCATACTCTGCAACAGGAAAGAACATCGACTTCTTCATTCCACTCGTCACTGGTATCGTTGGAGAGAACGCACACCTGTACTCACCGGAAGACTTGCGCATCATTGCTGAGCACAAGAACTGGAGACGAGCCACACACTTCGGTGACCCAGCAGGACGATTCGTCAACAGTGTAACGAACCAGACGGTGTTCACTGTACTCCGAGACAGTGGCATCATCGTTAACTTCAGAGACGCATGGAAGTATTTCTCTGAACGCAAGACAGCAGCAAGAGACCTGGTGATGCGTGGAATAGAAATCAATGCGAACAACCGGACCAAGTATCTCAACGTCTGCATGACCAACGCATCCTATCCGAAGATTAAGCAAGGTGGCATCGAGTCTGTTCGTTCTCTAGAACCGAAGCATGACTACACGTCACACTATCGTTCAGCATTCGAGTATGGTGCACTGGGATTAAAAGAAGTCACAAGAGCCTACCGCCAAATCTATGACAAGGTTCCGAACCAAGCAGGGAGGCGTAGGGCAATAGGATATTGATATGGCACAATCAAAATGGTTCAAGCGTCTTAAGGAGGACTGCAAAAGAATCTCTCCACACATTAACTTCCGGCGTATTCGTCTCGGCTTCTGGCGCATATACTACAAGGACATGTACCTACACGAGGTCTATGAGAACATGCCGCTCAAGGGCTACGACCTAGAGATGTGGAACCCTAGACTAGAGAACAGGTCCTACTACGAAGAGTACGAAGACAACATCGAAACAATCAGGAACGTAAAGAATTTCGTTGAGGGCTATTACGATTCGAGCGACAGGATAAGAACTCGCGTCTATATGCATCGCCACAACAAAGAGTTCAACGAAGAACAGGAGCGAGCCTCTAGTGTTTTCATTGTACGATGATTTGCTTTTTTATCAAAAGTGTGGTATAATATTCTAAACTATGGCCAAAGCCCTAGACCCAAAAGATAATCCGCTTTCAATCAACACCGAGGCGGCTGAGGTCAAGCCCTTTGTTCTTGAACCAAAAGAACAAGAGGTTCTTTCTGTTGTATTCGATAAGTTCCGTGCTGCTGCAGATAATCGCAATCGCTCGTTTAAGTTCTTCGATGACAGGAATCTCATCGAGTACATCAACGATTGTGTCGGTCGCTTCGTAACCAATCTCGACGAACGAGAAGGAATCGAGGACTGGCAAGCTCGTGTCAATGTTCCGATGACGCACAACAAGGTTACTGCTGTGCTCGGTAAGATTGTTGCGATGCTTCCTGAAGCACAGATTCGTGGACGACTGGACAACGCGAACAAGAAGGCTGAGGTGCTTGACGCACTGTACAAGTACTCTGAAGACCTTGACGACTACGAGGAGCTGATGATTTGTGCTGCGCTTGAAGCAATCATTAAGGGAACTGTCATCGGCTTCGAGGGCTACAACTACAAGAGCGAGAAGAAGCGAGACATCACTGGATACAACGAAGACGGCTCACCGAAGGTGAAGGAGACAACGGTAAGCGAGGCACGACTCTACGGTGCGGTCATTCCGCTCGAGGAGTTCTATCCCTCCTCTGTTGCAGTCCGAAGAATGGAGGACATGCCGTATGCGTTTCGTCGGTACACAATGCCGTATGCGAACTTCATCGACACGTTCCAGTGCTTCGACAGATTCAATCTCGTGTCACCGAAGGTTACTCCGCAATCTGAGGCAGGAGTAGAAGACAAGCCGTACTACTACGACTACACATCGATTGACGTTGAGGATGGAAACGTTGAGGTCATCGAGTACTACAATCGACAGACTGATGAGTTCGTCATCATCGCCAATGGTGTCTGGCTCAACCCAATGAAGGGCTGGGTCGTTGCACCGAATCCGTTCAACCACAAGAAGCTTCCGTTCTGGTCCGTGCGCTTCGACACGAATGCGTCTGACTTCTTCTATGGCAAGTCACTCGTTGACCGCTTGAGCTCGCTTCAGGATGTGCTCAATGTGTTGACAAACATGCTGCTCGACCAGAGCTTCCTTACCATCTTCCCTCCGATTCTCACAGCAGGTATCGACCCACTAGAGGAGGACTACCTCCGACCGGGACGACGTGTCCCAGTTGACACACAAGGACTCCCGCTGAACCAGGCGTTCATGAAGCTGGACCTTGGTACACCAGGTGGGTGGCACCAGTTCATCCTTGAGTACACGCAGAACATCATGGAGCAATCGTCTGTTGACCAGGTTGCATCCGGTGTCGCTGGTGTTGGTGGACGAACCACAGCAGAAGAGATTCGTACCGCTGCTGCTGGTGTCGCTGCAATACTCGGTATCTTCGGTAAGCTCCTGAACATTGGAATCAAGCACAAGGCAAACCTTCGCGTGAAGAACATCATGCAGTTCTGGACAGACCCGAAGCGTCCTATCGCATCGCGTGTTCTCGGACCGAAGACGGATACATTCAACGAGGCGTTCAATGTTGTGTCTCTTGACAATGCTCGGCTCAGCAATGGGCGCAGAGGAAAGAAGATTGTCGGCATGTTCGACTCATCTGCCAAGCTCCCGTCATCGAAGGAGCTCAAGACCCGTGAAGACCTGTACAACCTTGAGACTGGTGAGTACACAGAGATTCGTGCCATTACACCTGAGTACATCCGAGACGTTGACTACGACGTAAAGATTGTCATGTCCGAGTCTGCGCCCGACACGAAGGAGATGCACAAGGCACTCACGCTTGAGAAGGCTCGTGTATACGGTTCCCTCTTCCCAGACATTCTCAACCGCATGGAACTTGCGAATCAGGTTGCTGAAGTGTTTGGTGATAGCCCGGAACAGATGTTCCAGCAGAAGCAGAATGAACAACTCCCACAAGTTACACCTGGTGATGCAGCACAACAGGCTGCACCAACAGAGCCGATGGGAGACATCGCGAACAACATGGTTCGTGGTATGGGGGGTGGTGAGACAGATGCAATGGCACTGCGAGACTTAGGAGCGTAACAACTAAATATGTTTGACAAGATACTCAGGAGGCTTGGTCTTGTTCGTTTATCCGCGCTGACAGAAGAAGATGTCAATGCGGCATTGTTGTCTGGTATATTCGACAAGTGGGGCAAGGACAGGTTTCCAAAGGATGCACAGGATGAGGTCATCGACATCCTCAGAAAGCATCCGCCACTCAAGGACTATTTCGACTGGAGCATAGCTCAGGATATTAAACGGTTCTACTCTGCCACACCACAGGAGCAGGAGATGATTCGTGGCGCAGTGAGTAGGACCAGATACTTCCGTTCATTATGTGTGGTTCCAGGGGAGGTGGAGTCGAAACCACAGAAGCTTAACATCAAAAGATACATCACGAATATTTGACTTTGTAAGAGAGGTATGGTATAATATATTATAAGTTTCGTACCGTATTTGTGGACTCAACCACACGCGGACTCTACCGCGATAACAAGGGATAATCTATCAAGGGAATATGGAAAATGAAACTGACATCAAGCTGGAGTCGCTTACTGAAGATGAGCTTAAAGCAATTCTGAAAGAAAGAGACGAAGCCAAAAGTCTTGTGAAGCAGAAGGAAGAGGGGTTGAATAATGTAGTCGAAGAACTTAAGGAGATGCGCCAGAAGAAGGCCGAGCTCGAGGAGAAACTCAAGCAAGGTGCTGATGGTCAACCCTCCGTTGAGGAAGTCGTCGCAAACAAACTCCGGGAAGCCGAGACGCTGAAACAAGCAGAGGAGAGAAAGATTGCACACCAACGCGCCAAGGAGAAGTTCCTTGCAGAACACAAAGAGTTTCTGCCCGAGAACGACACCTCTGGAATTCGCATGGCTGCTTTGGAAAAGAAACTGAGCAAGTTCAATCTTGCCGGTGCTTCTTCCGAGGATGATGCCCTGGAAATCTATAATGACGCGCTTGGACTTCTATCTGAGAAAGGTAGCGGTAGCGGTTTCTCTGGAGGTACGCCTCCCCCAGCAAGTGGTGGTAGCTCTCGTTACGAAGGTGGCGGTTCGCTGACAGCAAAAGAACTTGGAGTAATCCAACGACTTGGATGGACGCGAGAGAAGTATCTTGAGACGAAAGCTAAACATCCACAGCTTGTTAGTGATTTGTTTAATCAATAGATTTATTTATGGCATTTAAGAGATTTGGTACCCTCGTGGATAACGTGGGCCCGGTTCTCCAGAAGCGCATCATCACGAACTCCGTGGTGACGACCGAGCAGGATTCGGTCAAGGTTGCGTCTGGGTTCTCTGCTCTCGGCACGACTGGTGCGCTTGTCTTCGGACACGTCACCTCGATTGTCGATGCGGAAGGACTCGGCATGACGACCTCTGGTGCTGCTGGTGCTGGACTTGGCTCGTTCGCTGGTACTTTTACTGCGGCAGCTGACAACCAGACGGTTGCTCAGGTCGCGGTTGTGTGCGATGTTTCGAAGTATACGCTTTACGATGGTTCTCCGGATGCTGCACTTGGCACGACCACTGGGTCGAACCTTGCTCAGTACACGATGGACCTCCTCGACGAGGATGACCTCGACGAATCGTCTGCGGCTACTACGACTGGTCAGTACATGAGCCAGGGTATTACCCCGGGTTCGACTACTCGGATTGTGGTGAACATTTATGAGAGCCAGGTGTTCGGCGTTTAATTAATTTGATTCAATACTATGGAAAACCGTGGAAATTGGACCAATCAAATTCCGGATGTTGGCTTGAAACTGGCCGAGTTTTTCGACCAGGGTGGAATGCTCTACCAGCCGGGAATTGATAAGGTTCTCACAAAGCGCACTGGAGACGGAGCGCAGAAGAACTATGAGGGAATGACCACCCTCGGTGAGCTCAAGAAGACTGCGGAAGGGGATGCTGCAAAGACCCTCTCTCGCAACTTGACTTACTTAACGCAGGTTGCTTACACGAAGTATACGGGTGCCATTGAGGTAACTCAAGAAATGATTGAGGACCGTGACTTCGGTAATGTGTTTGATGAGGCCTCGCACCTCGGACGCTCCGCGAATTTCTCGATGGACAAGTCCGGTATGCAGGTCTTCAACGGTGGGTTCGCCACCACGACTTCGGTCAATGGTTACGACCTTACTTGGTACGGTGACGGCAAGGCCACCTTCTCGACGCTTCATCCGTCGAAGGTTCCGGGCGCGTCTACTCAATCCAACGCGTCGTCCACTGGCATTACGTTTGGTCACGACAATCTCGAGACCGGACATCTCGCCATTCAACGCCAGCAACTCGACAATGGTCTTCCGATTTCCCTCGCTGGGAAGCCGATGATTGTTGTTCCCCCGGCTCTCGTTCGCGAGGCTCGTGAGGAAACTGAGTCTGAGCTTGACCCGGAGAATGCGAACAACTCGATTAACGTGTTCCGTGGTTCGATGGACGTTTCGTCCTCGCTCTTCTTGGATGCTGTTAATGGTGGTTCTGACACGGCGTGGTTCATTGTCATGCCTGGACAGGACAAGCAGTTCTTTGAGGTTCGCAAGGCACCGGCCATTGAAATGGACCGTGCTGTTCGAACTGGTACTCAGGTCTTCGTTGTATCCGCTCGCTGGGCCGTTTGGGTTGGCGACTGGAGGATGAAGTGGGGCTCAAAAGGCGACGGTTCTGCGTATTCCTCTTAAAAATTATAACTTGACAAATCTCCCAATTCGTGATACAATTGGAGGATGAAGAAAGAAATAATTTGCGAGGAGTGTGGAAATTCTTTTGAGGTTGGTAAATATAAAATTAAGTATTCCAACGGAAGAACAATTGAAAGATTCCCAACACAAAAGTATTGTTCTTTGAAGTGTTATAGTCGTGGTAGCTATAAAAGGCACCGAGACTATTACAAGAATTACTGGTTATCTCGTCCCAATCTTTGGGCATGGAAGAAATCAAGAGAATGTGAGGTTTGTAAAAATGAATATGTTCCACGCTCTCCAAGGGCAAAAACATGTTCTAGAAAATGTTCAAGCAAGAGGTGGAAACTGCTCAACAGGGAAAAATCTAATGAGCACAATAGAAATTCTGCCAAGAGGTGTCGATTAAAAGACCCAGAAAGATATCGCTTCTATGTCAAAAACAGGAAGCACATGATAAGGGAATCTTCTGGAAGCACTAAAACATTTTCAAAACAATTCACGCTCAAGGACTGGGACGAGATAATGCGGATGTTTGAATATAAATGTGCCATATGTGGATGTAATGAAAAACTTACAATTGACCACATAATTCCACTTTCAAAAGGCGGTGAGCACAATAAGAAAAATATTCAACCACTCTGTCATTCATGTAATTCTAGGAAGAAGGACAAAACTGGTGCTGCGTACTCGTCCTAATCGATACGACGTTTTCTGGCAGGGGTTCGTATAAACTCCTGCTCCCCCTCGGGGGTTCCGAGTGAAGTATATTATTATTTACCTATATACTACTATGTCAGTCAATACACGATTTGGAAATCTCGAGTCCCGAAAGATGATTCTTGAGAAGAACGCAGTTGCTACGGATGCCACAGCTGGCAACCTTACGTACACGCCTGCGATGCTTGCTTCTGGACTTATTCTTCGCGACCCAGCCGGTGGAAACCGCTCGGATGTTACTCCGACCGGAACACTTCTATACGCATATTTTAATCGACCGGAGGTTAGCTCATCGTTTGAGTTTACAATTCGTAATACTGCTGACGCTGCTGAAACCATTACGGTTACGGCTGGAACTGATTGCACTCTTTCTGGTACGATGACCATTGCACAAAACAACTCGAAACGATTCAAGGTTGTCTTTACTGCAACGAATGCGTATACGCTTTATTCTCTCGGTACTGTAGTTCACTAAAATTCTATGCGAGTTATTAACCCGACAGATTCTATCATTGAGGTAAGCATCAACGGAAATCCGTATGTTCTTCCTGCGAATGGAGAAATCTCTGGCGTTCCTGTTGAGCACGCGCTCTATTGGAAGTCACGCTTGCATGGTTTTATTGTCATTCGAGAAGAAGAGGAAGTAGTTGAGAAGGCCGAAGTGAAGGAACCCGTCTCAAAGAAAAAGAAATAATATGAGCGGACTTTACTACGAAACACAAACCACAGGAGTTCTCGTTGGCTCTAAAACAAGCGCGGGTACTCGCACTTCTATTGCGCTCACCACTGCGTATGATGTTGCCAATAAGACGAAGGCAATTGAGACCGGTGGGTTCTCAAAGATTAACATCGACATTCTGTACACCATGGGTGCTACGGAATCATCGAACTCGATTGAGATGCGAGCAGAGTGCTCCAATGACGGAGTAAACTACTACCGTATCCCGAACGAAACAGTGTCTGGTGGAACATCGACTCTTACACGACGAGAGTTCACGTATGTTGGAACAGACGCGGCAGCTGCTACGATTTCGATTGGTCTCGACATCTTCTACAAGTGGATGAAGTTTTCATTCAAGGAGACTGGTGTCGCAACCAATGCTGGTACTGTGTTTGCAGAATACACGCTGAGCGGAAAGTAATATGGAAGAGCTTACCAAGACAGAACAAATCAAGCTTGGTAACTTTAAAGAACACCTCGCAGCTCTCAAACGAGAAGTGGCGCAAGTGAACGATGAGTTATCTAGACTTGTTGCCGCTCGTGACAAAGAGCGCGAGGTTTTCCATAAAGAGAAAACTCTAAACGACAAAGAACTTTCTATTCTAAAGAAAGAACTTGCTGCCGTTAAGCAAGAAACAGAAACAGAACTCAGAAAGATTGAGAACGAACGAACTGTTCTTGCTGCAGACAAGAAAGCATTCACGGATTATTCGGAGAAAGAACTGGAGCATATCCAGAAGTTGCGCGATGCTGCACAGAGGGACATAGAACACAAAGAAGAAAAGATTCAGGAAGCAAAAGAACGATTCGCGCTTCTTGACCATGAGATTAAACTTATGGGAAAAGACGCAGAAGAACTTTCTGAAACAATTGCAGACCTTGAAGTAATCTTATCCCGCAACCAGAACCTTGTTAGAGAAAAAGAAATCGAGCTTGCTTCATTATCTGAACAGTATGAAGAGAAGAACGCACAACTTGCAAAGGAAACAATCAGACTCGAAAAAGAAATAGCCAAGCTGGAGAATGAAGCACTTGTTGCTGGAGAAAAGATTAAGGTTGGGATACTCTCATTGCAATCAGAAGAAGCATCAGCAGAACGCAAGCGCAAGCAACTACAGATTCTCTACAACAGAACAAAGAAAGCATTTGAACAACTTTATCCGGGTCAGAATCTAGACAACCTTATTAAACTATGAGCGAAAAGAAAGAAGTAATCGTGCGTCAAATCAACGACCTCGTGCATGAGGTTCTGTCTACGATTGAGGCTAAGGAGATTGAGTTGCACAACCTTACAAGGCAAATCATCGAGGCACAGAATGAGTACACAGAAGCAGTCGCTGCCGCACACAAAGTCACGAACGAAGCAGAGTCTAAGAGGCAGGACAACGTACGCAAAGAAGCAGACCTCACCAAGCGTGAAGAGCAACTTGTACTCGAAAGGTCCAAACTTAAAGAGGATGCGGATGCTCATGTGGCTAAACTCCAAGACTTGATTCATCAGCAAGCAAAAGCAAAGGAGGAGGTCAAGAGACTTACGTCTGAGGCAGAGTCACTGCAGTCAATGCTTAAGCAAAAGGAATCTGCCATCAAGACACTCGAGACGGTAATGAAGCAACTCCGAGACGCAGAGGCTGAACTCGTTGATGTTACAACTGATATTGAGATAAAGAAGCGCAATGGAGAAAAGATTGTTGCTGAGGCTGCGCGTGACGCACAGAAACTTATCTCTGAAGCACAAGACAAGAACAAGGAGATTCTCGACAGAGCAAAGTACCTTACTGAACTAGACGCAAAACTAAAGACGAAGGAAGCAGACCTGCTTGTTGTCGAGTCTCGCTGGAAGAAACTTTACGAGGAGAAGGGGGCATCGTTTAAGGTCTAAACATGTCCTTCTTTGCTCCGCAAAATCCGGGGCCTGGAGGTCTCGACGAACTAACGAACGCGGAGGAACTGTTCCTAACATCTCTCGCAGGTTTATCCTACGTTGAAGGAGATGTTCTTACAATTGTCTCTGGAAACCCAGCATGGCAGGCACCGGGTGGAGCCCCTGGTTCGGGAATTACACGAACCGTTGTTGTTACGAGCGGAAATGTCACGCTCGGTGCTACTGCTGGAGTTGACTACGCATACTTGGTTGCTGGTGCACACATCCTGACAATGCCTACTGCAGTTGGGAACACGAATCAATATACGATTAAGAACAATCACAGCGCAGACATTACTGTCAATACTACATCGTCTCAAACAATCGACGGCTCGACGAGCATTCAGATTGCACCGGAAGATTCTGTGGATATTGTTAGTAATGGAACCAACTGGAATATAATTTAATATGGCATACAAGAAGTCAAACCCGAATGGTCAAGCAACGATGGCAAACAGCGAGCCTGTCGTTATTGCTTCTGACCAGACAGCTATTCCAGTAGACATTACTCAGGGTGTGGATGTGCAGTTCGGAGCAGGAACGATTGATTCGTTCGGCCACCTGATTACTGGCACCATCAACAACCAGGTCGATATCCAGTTCTACCGAGACACGGTAGCCAACCTCACGACGGTTACTACAGCAAATGGTGGAACGGCTACTGCTACCGGTGGAATGGCTACGTTCTCTGCAACTACGACAGCCTCTTCACAGGCCAAGGGTGTATCACCAACAACAACGACATATACAGCGGGTGGAGAGATTTATGCCATCTTTACCGCTGGGTGGACAGGTACTGGAGCTGGAACATCCTATCAGAGAATCGGTATCTACAACACGAACGATGGATTCTACATCAGCAAAGAAGCAAACACATTTGGTGTCACGGTACGCAAGGGTGGCGTGGACACGTTCGTTAGCACATTCTCTGAAGACCAGCTTACTGGTGCGGTAGATTCATTCTTTACGCGAGCTGGGACACCAGAAGCAGTCAACCTAACTAAACTCAATGTTTGGAGAATCCGATTCGGGTGGGTCGGTTCTGCTCCCATCAACTTTGAAGTTCTATCCCCAGACGGGCAGTGGGTGACGTTCCACAAAATCAAGCAACCGAACAATGCCTCTCTTCCACACATTGAAACAGCAGACCTACCAGTCACGTGCGACGTATTCTCTGGAAACTCTGGTAATGCACTGACCATCATCACAAACTGTTGGGCTGCTGGTACAACCCAAGCACTTGGAAAGATTGACGCAACGATTACTGCCGACAACTTTGCTGCACTGACACGTTCTGTCATCACGGGAGAGACAACCGCAGGTGGTGGTGGATTCGTGAACGTCAAGGTAGACCCATCTGGTGCGGTGAATGTCTCCGGTACTGTCACTGCGAATCTTGGAGCAGTAGACAACGCAGTTCTCGACCAGATTGAACTCAACCAGGATGCACAGACGACGCTTCTCACGACCATCGAAGCCAACCAACTCCCTGATGGACATAACGTCACGGTAGCCAACGCATCAATCGCTGTAACTGGAACTTTCTGGCAAGCGACTCAACCTGTAAGCGGACCTCTTACCGACACGCAACTTCGGGCTACTCCAGTACCTGTTTCTGGGACTGTCACAGCATCGGCACAACCAGGTGTAGACATCGGTGACGTTACTATCAACAACGCCTCCATTCCAGTCACAGACAACGCTGGCTCGCTCACCGTAGACGCTCCCGTTGCTACCCCTGTATTCGTTCGGCTCTCCGATGGTGCGGCGGCAATCTCAACACTCCCGGTATCTCTTGCCTCTGTTCCATCTCACCAAGTAACGAACGCGGGAACCTTCGCGGTGCAATCAACGAACCAAGCGAACTCTGGTGTGGACATCGGAGATGTGACCATCAACAACGCTTCTGGTGCGGCGGCAGTAAACATCCAAGATGGCGGAAACACGATTACAGTAGACAACGGTGGGACGTTCGCAGTACAGGCGGCACAGTCAGGCACCTGGACGGTACAACCTGGCAACACAGCAAACACAACAGCGTGGCTCGTATCAAATCAACCAGTAACATCTGGTGGACTCTCTAAGTATCACCTTGTCGGTGCTGCCACAACCAACCAACAAAACGTTAAGGCTAGTGCAGGACAGGTCTATGGAATCACCGCATTCAACATCGCAGCTACACCAGCATATCTGAAGTTCCACAACACCGCTGGTTCACCAACGGCTGGCTCTGGAGTCACAGACACATTCCTCATCCCAGGAAACACGGCGGGTGCTGGTGTTGTCATGAACTTCGACAAGGGCATCGCCTTCTCAACTGGTATCGCGATAACTATCGTTGGCGGGATTGCAGATGCAAACACTACCGCAATTGCAGCAGATAATGTTGTGATTAATATTTACTACAAGTAGTATGGCTTCACAAAAGATTAGCGCACTCGCAGACATTGTCACCCTTGCCGCAGGAGATAAGGTTCCCGTTGCAGATGCCTCCGACCTTACGGCGACCAAGAGTGCGACGATGACGGAGATAAACACGTTCGTGAATACCTCCCCAACCTTCACTGGACAGGTCACTCTCCCTACTGGAAATGGCACGACAGTTCCATTGAGTTTTCCCGCAGGGACACTCAAAGCAACTCCCGCAGATGGAGATATTGAGATGGATGCAGACGCTCTCTATGCGTGTACCGATGCAGGGAACAGAGGAATCATTCCTGTGGAACATCTCATTCGAGCGGATGCGACACGAACATTTACCTCAAACACAGCACAACAGGCGATATTCAACTCTCCCGCAAACGGCACACTCACCCTTGAAACGGGAACGTACTTGTTCGAGGGGCTT